CTGCTGGGGTGAAAACTCCTGGGGCGCTCGTAGGCTCCTCGCCTACATTCGTGGACTACCACCTAAGCAATCGGCGTTTGCCCGAAAGTATCTAGGCGACGCAGCGGACTGGGATAACCAGACCGAGCTGGCCGCCCTTTCGGTGGAGCTCCAACAACTAATCATCAAGGTCCTCGGCGGCAAATTCGATTTCGTGCCGGTAGAGAGACCTTACGCAATCAAGCCTCCCGAGCCTGAGCAGACGGTGAGCGCCAACGAGATTATGAATTTCCTGGGAGGAATCTAATGACGACGCTCTCCGCCGGTACCGTCTCGATTGGTGTAAAGCCAGATACTAAGGGCTTCGGCACTGACCTGAAGAGCGGTCTCTTGGGCCACACCAAGGGTGTCGGCGAGGGCATGGGCTCGATGATTATGGGCGGCCTGAAAACTATGGCCGGCCCTATCGCCGCCGTCACTGCCGCCTTCAGCGTCAAGCACCTACTCGAAGACTCGATGAAGACCTTCGAGGACCTTGCCGGCTCTGTTCGTGGAGTCCAGCGAGTCACCGGCGGTACTGCCGAGGACGTTTCCAAGATGACCGGTGCCATGAAGTTGGCCGGCATCGACGTCACTGCTGCCTCCGGTGCCATGACCATCTTCTCGAAGAACCTTGGCAAGGCCGCCGGCGATGCTGGCAAGACCGCCGCCATGAACAACCTGTTCGGGCAGTCAATCAAGGATGCCAACGGCCACGTCAAGTCGATGGCTGACTTGCTGCCTGGCCTAGCTGACCGCTTCAAGGAGATGCCGGACGGCGCTGAGAAGACGGCCCTAGCCACCCAGCTGTTTGGACGCTCGGGCGCTCAGATGATTCCTATCCTGAACAAGGGTTCAGACGGAATCGCCGAGCTGACCGACAAGGCCGAGAAAATGGGCCTCGTCCTCGATGACACCTCGATGAACATTTTCGTCGAGGCTAAGAAGTCTGCCCGAGAGTTTTCCACCGCCATCACCGGCTTGAAGGCATCGCTCGGCGAGGACCTGCTCCCAGTCGTGGACGCCGTGCAGAACGTGTTCCGCAACGCCATGACCCCAGTCATCGAGCGCATCACCAAGTTCCTCAAAGACCACCGTGACGATTTCGTGAAGTTCGGCGAAATCCTCTCCGACATGGGCAAAGGCGCTGAGGGCTTCAGCGAGGGCCTAAGCAAAATCACCGACATGGTGACCAACTTCATCACCGGTGGTGGCCTCACCAAGATGATTACGGGAATGATTGACACCCGTACCAAGCTCATCACGGCCATCGCCGACGCTCTGCCTAAGCTTATCGAGTCGCTGGCTAATGCCATCGTCACCGCTCTGCCTACGCTCGTCCAAGCTTTGCTCAGCATGATTCCTGGGCTACTGTCCACCGCCGAGAAAGTGTTCACTGCACTGATTACGGCTCTGGGCAAGGTAGTGCCTCAGCTCCTCATAGCCATCGCTAACATGCTGCCTGGCCTGGTCAAGACTTTGACCGCTATGCTGCCCCAGATTATTGACTCGGCCGTGAAGATGTTCACCGGCCTCATCAACGGTCTGACCAAGGTCCTGCCTGAGCTGATTACCACTATCTCAACCGTGGTGCTGCCTCAGCTAATCAAGACCATCGTGAGCTTGATTCCGGTGCTGATTCCTGCCGCCGTCCAGCTATTCCTGGCTCTGGTCACCGGTCTAACCAAGGCGATTCCGCAAATCATCGTGGCAGTCGTCAAGCTGATTCCGGTCATTGTCAAGGCGCTCATCGACGCCATCCCTCAGATTATCGACGCCGGCTACCAGATTGTCGTGGGCCTTGCTAAGGGCATCATGGACAACGCCCCGACGCTCATCGCTCGCACTGCCAAGAGCCTCGGTAACATGCTGATTGACAGCGTGAAGGGCATTCTCGGCATCCACTCGCCATCGCTCGTGTTCCACGAGATTGGTGGCTACGTCACCGAGGGTATGGCTAACGGCATCACCCAGGGCGGCAACAACGTCGTGACTGCTGCCGGCAAGGTTTCCGCCGACATGGTGGAACGAGTCCAGGCCAATCTGGCTAACTTGAAGGCTGCCGCTGCTCAGGCTGTCACTGACGCCAAGGCTGCGCTCGCCGACTATGCGGCCTCTGTCAAGTCGAGCCTCTCGGGCGGACTCAGCTTTGGCCAGGCGCTATCCGACGAGGACCAGGCCAAGGCCGACGCCGAAAAGTCGGGCACCACATTTGGTGGCTCGTTCATGGACTCCCTGAAGGCTCAGGCTGACAAGGCAACTAAGTTCACCGACCAGGTGAAGAGCCTTGTAGCAGGTGGCCTGTCCAAGGATGCTCTCCAGCAGGTGCTGGCTGCCGGTCAAGACGCTGGCACTCGCATCGCTGATGAGCTTCTCAAGGGTGGCTCGAACACTATCAAGAAGGCTAATGACCTTGTAGATGCCGCTAAGAACGCTGCCGCCGCCGCCGCTGAGGCCGCCTCCAGCGCCTACTATGCGGCCGGCGTGAAGAACGCTGAGGACCAGCTGGCCGGCTACAGCAACACCATGACCAAGGGCTCGCCGTCGGTTGCCAAGTCGGCTCCGACCGTGACTAGCTCGGCAGTGGCTGACAAGATTGCGGCCTCTATCCCGGGTGCGAGTGCGCTGCCTAACGGTGGCACCACCATCGTCTACAACGCCGCTAAGAACGATTCCATCTCGTCGGAGCAGAAGCTTGTGGACGCTGTAACCCGTGCCAGCGTCCTGGCTCGTATCGGAGGACTGTAAACAATGGCGAACCTGACCATTACTCTTACCGGAGCCAACGGCGACACCATCACCTTTGATGACATCAACTACATCCTCACCGATGGCTTGAAGGGTTTCGGCATCCCAGCCACCACCCTACGCATCCAGCCCTCGGCTGTAGACGGTGGAGTGTTCCGACACACCAAGCGTGGCATCCGTGAAGTGGACTTGCCTGTCGTCACCATCGGCTCTAGCCGTGAAGACACTGAAGCCAAGCTGCGACGCCTCGGCAATGCATTGAACAACTACAATGGTGCCGCCGTGCTCACAGCCACTTACCCTGACGGCTCGGCTTTCTACCTGACTGTCTACTACGCCGGTGGTGGAGAGACCGTGTTCGGTCAGCAAGCCGGTAGCACTTACGCCCAGTGGGTCATCTCGCTCCAGGCTGCTAACCCATTCTGGACGAGCGCCACGGCGCAGACCTTCAAGGTCACCCAGTCGGGCACCGGCCGAGGTCTGCTGCCTAAGCTCGCCAACTTGAAGCTCACTTCAACGGCGGCTATCGGTACCGTGATTATCAACAACGCTATCGGCGACGTGCCGTCCTATCCGGTCTGGAAAGCTTATGGCCCGATGGACTCACTGACCATCAACAACGGCTCGGTGGGCTTCGTCTACAACTCGCCGATTACCGCTGGCGATGTTGTCACAATCGACACTTATGCTGGAACCGTAACCAACTTGGCCGGTACTAACGTTTACTCAAACCTGAGTTCTGCACCAAAGTTCTTCACCATTCCGCCAGGCACTTCCACGGCGAACATTTACGGCGCAAACGTTACTTCCGCTACCCAAATCTCCTGCACTTACTATCCACGCCGAGAGGTACTGCACTAGCCATGAAGGTAGATGACCTGCTTGTCGAGGTACGTGATGCCAACTACAACCGTGTTGGTCTAATCACAAGCCAATACCTTGTCGGGTTCACCTGCGTGTTGCGTTATAACGCAATTGGTACATGGAGTCTGAGCATCCCCTCGGACCACCCGTTGCAGTCCGCTCTGACCACGCCGGGTGCCGGCATCGTCGTGACACTCCTGGGGCAGACGCTCTTCAGTGGACCGGTGACTTGGATTCAAACTATCCAGACCATCGACATCCCTGAGGGCGTCACTCAGGTGACGGGTCTCGATGACTCGGTGCTGCTTCGTGACCGCCTTGCCTACCCGACGCCAAGCACGGCCGACGTCACTTTGCAAACCTCGGCTTACGACATCCGCACGGGTGCCGCCGAGACGGTAATAAAGCAATACGTAAACTACAACATGGGCTCACTAGCGCCAACCGCTCGCAAGATTACTAAGCTAGACACTGAGACTGACTACGGTCGTGGAGCCACCGTGAAGGGCTCGGCTCGCTTCGACATCCTTTACGAGCTGTTGCAACAGATGGCTGATGCTTCCCTCCAAGGCGGCACCGCTCTCGGCTTCGAGATTGTGCAGGTAGGCACTCGCCTTCAGTTTGGTGTCTACGCCCCGGTGGACCGCTCCAAGACGGTGCGTCTAGACATCTTCAACAACCGTGTCACCGAGACCACGTACTCGCTTGGCCAGCCTAAGACCACTCGTGCAATCGTGGGCGGTCAGGGTGATGCAGCTGCTCGCACGTTCCTCGAACGCTCCAGCACCACTTCACTGGCCGCTGAGACGGCGTGGGGGCGACGTATCGAGACGTTTGTAGATTCACGTGATACCGCTGACTCGACGGCTCTAGCGACCGCTGGCGACGCCGTACTCGGCACTGATGGCAAGTCGCAAATCACGGCTAACGTCAAACCGACCGACGACTCCACCATGCTGTTTGGCCAGGACTGGTATCTGGGCGACACCGTGACCGTGGTCGTGGGTAGCTACGAGCTGTCTGCCGTGGTTACTGAAATGGGTATTAGCGTCCAGGAGGATGGTGTCCGACTTTACGGCACCGTGGGCGAGCCGAAGACAAACACTTACGAGCGTCAGATTCTAGCTGTCCAAGAGCAGCTGACTTCTCGCCTAAACAATCTGGAAAAATACAAGTAAGGACTAGCCGTGGCAGAAACTTATTGGCCGTTTGCGAACATCGACACCACCACAACCCAGTTTTCGCAGTGGTCTCGCAACATCGGTGAGGGCGTCAAGGGCTCCTTCAACACCACTGATTTGAAGGTGACCGCACCTGGTACTGGTATGACCGTGAGCGTTGCGGCTGGTCAGGCTCTCGTGCGTGGCCACTACTACTACAACACTTCAGCAGCGACCCTAAACATTTCGACCGCTAACGCAACCAACCCTCGTATCGACGCCATCGTCATCAACTTGGACCCAAGCGTAAACAGCGCCGTGCTGACCGTGGTGGCTGGTACTCCAGCAGCGAGCCCGGTAGCACCGACTCTGACCCAGACCGATGCCGCCGTTTACCAGTTCCTCCTGGCGACCGTCCTCGTGCCAGCTGCCGCATCGACTATCGCATCCGGCAACGTCACCGACGCTCGCACCTTCTTGGGTCAGGGATGGTTCTCGACTCCGGTCCAGGACAAGTCCGCTAACTACACCGTTGTGGCCGGCGACAAGTTCACCACCATCCGCTCGACCAGCTCGGCCATCACCGTCACCATCAACAACGTGCTGAACGTGGGTGACCGCATCGACTTCATTCAGGACGGTACTGGTCAGATTACTTTCTCGGCTGGCTCGGGCGTGACTCTTCAGGCTTTCGGTTCGGCGACTAAGACGGC